AGATAAGCATTCTCCGCCAGCTACACAAGAAGAATTAGATAAGGCTAGCAAACTTGAATCATTTAATTCGGTAATGTTTAATGTCAGAACAATAAAATTAGGCATGGTTCAGTTTGAAAGTGGCAAACTAAAAAAGTTTAGATCAAGAAAAGCTGGATCTGCCAATATATTATCTATAATATTAAGTTTTATTTTTAATGTATTTATTGCGTCTGCTGGATTGATGATTGCATCAGATGCTTTTAATAAATTTGTTGGAAGACCAAATGCTTTTGATAAAACATTAAAAACTGAAGGTCCACAATCAGCGCAACCTTACATGCCAAAAACAACCCAAACAGTATTTAAGAAAAATCCTTCATATAATTTAGAAAATTACACGTCAGCATGGACTGAAAATTACACAAATAATGAGTCATCAATTGGTAATATGCTAGTTGATTTTGCAAAAGATGTATATGACGGATTAGATGGAAAAGAAAATATTATTAAACAAACACCTGGATATAGAGTTGTTTTAGATAGAATATTATTTTTTAATCGCAGCACTCCAAATAGCACTTTAATTTTTATTCCTAGAGAATTTTCATCTAAAAAGCAAATTGTCGATATTTTCATAGATGATGTTGCTGCTAAATCAGTATAAAATGGCATAGTAAGATATATAAGTATAATTTTTGTAGGTGGCAAATTATGAGTAATGAAATTTTCGACAACTTTATTAAAATAGCTTTGGACAAAGGTATGATAACTAAAGATCCAATAAAGAAAATAGCCAAAGATAATGGATCTTCAGATATTTCTAGTATCGAAGTTTTATATGGCACTAAACCAAAACTACCAAGTGAGATGAGATATAAAAGAAATATAATTGAAGATGCGCATCCAAATTCTGTTATCATTTCTCCATCTTATGACAAAATTAATGGTTTAGTTGAAAACAATAATGAAAGACAAGATATTATTTTAAATATTCTTAATAAGACTCCAACTGGTGTTCTTACAAATCATAAATATGCTGAGAAAGAACTGATATTATCTTTAGTAAGACTTGGCAATTATTTAGATAATAGAGATGCAGAACAACTTAGAGTATTAGCTGATGTATGCTTAGAGCAAGTTGCTAGTAAACCACTAAAAAAAGAAGCGCAATGGACATTGCCAATTATTGGTATAAGTGCAGCTATAGGCGCATTATATTTACAGCAACATTTACCAATGCAACATCAGGATTTTAGTAAAGATAATGCTCAGTTAATAAGAGAAATTGATGATATGCTTGAGGATAAATCAGACTTTGGTATATCTGGAAATAATTATTCTACTGAGCTTATTAGAACTTTAAATGAATTTAAAAATAAATTAGTTGAAGTGTCAAATGAATATGCGAATATAGTACCAATTATAAATCAATTAGAAAAGCCAAGGGATGTCAAAGAATTAATTGAAGTTTCAAAACACCCAGAAACAATGTCAATTAAAGAAGCTGTTACGAATTTCAAGCTAAAATTTTCTAAAATATTGACATTTATAAATACAATTGAATCAAATTTTAAGAACCAATCATTTAAATCACGCAATACTGAAAGTAAAGGTGTTATTACATCGTTGATTGATAGAATACAAGTATTACGTGGCGGGAAAGGCTTGATTGCAGATGATTTTGATGATATAGTGCGTGCCATAGAATCATATAAACAATCTGTAAAAGAAGTTCTTAGTATTTTAAATGGATACACTAATATGAGGGATAAGATAAACGAGAGGCTGGAACAGGCGCAATCAGAGCTATCAGGGCTATCTGCAGAACCAGCTACTACAGTAAAATCTAGTGAAACATCAGATGAAGAAACTAAGTCAGCATTAGGTTTAAATGGTTTGGATGATAAAATGAAAAGTTCGACTAATAAAAGTTGAAAGGTACCTCACCATAAATATTTTAAAATATTTTTATACAAATATGGTAATAAAGATATATATAATATGAATTTAGTAAGTTAAGGTGTAAGTAATTATGTCGATTATATACGACATTAGATATAGGAAAAAACAATGGCTTTAAAACTCGTTAACCAAACTGGAAATCCATTAGGACAGTTTGACGGATTAGACACTGAGGTATTAACTCTTAAGGGTGGTGAGGTTGTTACTTTCACCTCCGTTGTAGCATCTCCCGGCGCTGATATGGCTGCAAATGATGTATTTGATGGATATGTTACTCCAAATAAGAGATCAGTTGTAACAAGAACATTGGGCGCAACATCTCGCCCGCTTATGTTAGCAGATGATGGCATTTTTGGATACGGAACATTATTTGGAACAGTAGTTGGTGGAACAGTTGGCCAAGTATCTTATGGACCAAATTCAACTCCAGCAGCAGCTAACGTTCTAGGACCACACACTGCAACAGGATCAGGTAAAGTAACTTGCTGGTACCAACCAGGTGTTTATGCAGTATCTCTTGATGCAGTAGACACCGCAGCAACAGGATTAGTACCAACCAATGTAGCTCTAGTTTCTGGTAAAGCATTAACATACACCGCAACTGGACTTTTGACGCCAGTAGGCTCAAACGCAGCAGTTGGCAGCGCACCAGTTGTTGGCACGTTTATTGAGTTTGAGGCCAAGGGTTCATTAGTAACTACTTCAAGCTCCATGGTTGGTGTCCTTAACCCACCAGATGGCGCTTGGTCCATGGGGACTCGCGCATTTAGCTATGCATTGTTCTACTTCAATCCACCACTTGCATAATTAAATTTCCAATTCTAATTGGATAGAATGAACGAAAAGAGCCGGTGAAAACTGGCTCTTTTCATTTTTTTTATATTATTTGATAAATAATATTCAAATATGGTAATAATCAGTTATTTAATTATCATACATTAGTGTATGGCTGGCAAATGCTGGCAAATAATTCTTATAAATGTGGAGATCCCATGAATATGTTTAACTCTAGTGGGCAAATGAATGCCTCGTCTCTAAAAGACGCACTACAGACACTTGTAAAATACGCAAGTGTTCTTGAAGAAAATCAGCCATCAAATGTTGGATTAGCTGGACAAGTATCATTAAGCGATGACAAACGTGATGAACTTATTTCACGCGCTATCATGACACAAGACGGCAAAATTGCTCTTGCTCAGGCAATGGCGAATCCAATTCGTAGAAACTTAGATTACCATGGAATTGCACGTCGTGCATTAGTGGTTGATCCTCTACCACAGGGTGCAATGCCAACATACGATAGAGATATTGATGTTGCAGCAGTTGTTATTTCTAGCAACGGTACGGGTCCAGAGTCTCGTATATTCGGTGAACGTGTAGTTGTTCCAGAGTTTGAAATTTTTGCAAACCCAACTGTCCGTATTGCCGAAGTAAAACGTCGTAGATTTAATGTTATTGACAGAGCAGTTCAGAAAGCTCGTCAAGAGATCATGGCACAAGAAGATGCAAACATCTTCGCAGCTCTAGATGCTGCTGCTTCAGTTGAGAATACGCTAACTGATATTGCTGATGCGGGACTTCTAAAGAGAGACCTTGTTGAGATCAAGGCTCAAATTGATCGTTGGGATCTAGTAACTACCAAGTACTTCATGAATATCAATGAATTCACTGATATTCTTAAGTGGGGTACAGGTGGAGGACAGGGCGCAGGCGGCGGAGATTTCGATCCAGTCACCATGAGAGAAGTTCTACTAACTGGTCTTTATGCTCACATCTGGGGTACTGACATTATGGTATCTAAGATTGTTCCACCTGGAACGATATATGGAACGGCCGACCCAGAATTCGTCGGGGTCATGCCTATCAGACAAGATATTGAAGTATTACCTGCTGATGAACCAAAACAACTAAAATTGGGTTGGGTAGTTTCTGAAATCATCGGTCTTGCAATCGTCAATCCTCGCGGAACCGCAGCAGGACGTAAAAGTGTTGTAATTCAATAATCAAATAAGTTAAGTTAAGTTAAGTTAAGTTAAGTTAAGTTAAGTTAATAAAAAAGCGACTAGAAATAGTCGCTTTTTTAGTTATATATGCAGGGATATATGCGTATCTAATCATTAATGGCTTGACAAATCATTATATAAACATTTTATTAGGGGTTTAATTGATGGTGATGGATGGATTTATTTACCAAAATTAGAAATAATAGAGATAGCCCAAATGTTGGATTGATCTGCACGCACCAAATAAATGATTTTATTAAAGATTATTTAGAAAAAGAATTAAATATAAAATCTTATATAGTTAAGGCTTATAAGCAAGATATTAACATAATGTGCGAGATAAGGATAAAAAAAACTATCATCAATGTAAAATATTTTTAGATTGGCTATATAAAGACTCTACTATAAGTTTGAATATAATTTATATTTAGATTTTTTAAATAGATATAATAACTTGAGAGAGCAAAATAAGTAATTAAAAAGCCGCCAATTGGCGGCTTTTATTTCACTCTTTGTGATAAAGATTTTTCATTTCAAGATATTTTCTTTCTAAATATATCTTTGCACCTTTATACATCCAATCCATTATTTGCTCTATTTAATATCCGCATTTTCTTAAACTAAAAATTTTAACATCTTTGTTATTGAATGTCTCAATATTTAAAGTATTTTTTTATTATATTTTGTATTTTTTCATTAAAAATTTTGGTACACATATGTTGATCGCATATCATTTATCTACAGAGTAAAATATACTACCATCACCATCACCATCACCATCAAATACCCTCTTATAAAATATTTATACATATCATCTAAAATATTTGGGTATTGAACTATATTTATAGATTAATAATATCATCTTTATATTTAATTAATTCATTCATCTAATTTACCAATTATATTCATTTTATTTTACTAATTAATATTTCTTTATTGTTATTTTCTGGGTAGGATAATATTTCCAAATAACATTTATCTAATATTTTTCTTATTTCTGGACCCGGCTTAATTCCAATATCCATTAAATCATTTCCATTTATTTGAAGTTCTTTTCTTGAATAAACAATAACATCACCATATTTATATAATATGTTTTGCAAATCAATACTAGAACACAAAATAATAAATTGTTCTAGAGTTTCTTTCCAATCACTAGGACTATTATTTTTGATATGAGCCATAAATTCTTTATAGGCACAAACATTATCTATTTTAAGAAAATCTCTATATTTTATTAGTAATTCTAATAAGAACATAGTTTTCTTAATTTCTTGATTTGAAAATTTTAACTCAGATAGTTCATATTTTATTTCAAACATATTGTTGCATCCAGAATATAGTAAAGCAATTCTAGTTTCCAAATCGCCATTATATTTTGGTATGCTACTATAATTATCAAAAAGATGAGG